ATCAGAACGGGGAAATCACGGCGAACCGAATTATAAAAAACTCGGGCTCAAAAAAGATGAAGTCATTCCTTATATTCTCTGGTGTCTCAAAAAAGCAAAAGCAACAGGCGACTCGTCAATCACCGTTTTAGGCAAGACATTCAATTGGGGAAAGAAGAAGGTTGAAAGCGTAAAAGGGCAAGTAAAGGAATTTAGGGACGATATGACCAAATAACAACCTCAATAGTCAAAGGGGGGGGTAGGCAAGATTAAAAAGTTTCTAGGAATAATTATATACCGACCCAAACAATTTTGTAACATTTTTGAAAACACTTTATAACAACACAATTCCAGAATAATGTCAATAAACAATCTTGAAAAGTTAAAGTTACTGGAAAAAAAAAGAAAAGAATTTTCAGCCAAGCAATTTAGCGACGCCAAAGACGCTCTGGAAATGGTTCTTTGTAAAGAGAATTTATCTTATTTGGTTACCGAGGTTCTTGACCCTGAGTATTATAAGCCAATCCTTGCTCAATTTCATTATGAAATGATGAAATTTGCCCAGAATGAGAGCAAGCGGAAGTTATTGCTGGTTAGCAGGGGACATCTTAAATCAAGTTTAGTAACTATTCCGCTGATTATTCAGACGCTCTTGAATAATCCCAACGCCAGAATTTTAATAACCAACGCCACTCTGGATAACTCGCAGGACTTTTTAAAAGGGATTAAGGGTTATTTGGAAGGAAACGAGAAGCTAATTCATTTGTTTGGGAAGTTTAAGTCGGAAAAGTGGAATGAGACAGAAATTATTATTAACCAGCGGAGCAAGAGGCAGATTAAAGAGAGTTCCGTTTTGACTTCTTCGGTTGATAAGAGTATCGTTAGCAAGCATTTTGATTTGATTATCGGTGATGATTTGGTTAATCGGGAGAGTATTAACACTCGGGAGCAGTTGATGAAAACCAAGATTTATCATAAGGATTTGCTTGACTTATTAGACCCTGAAGGGATTTTGATTTACATTGGGACGAGATGGCATTTTGATGATTTGTATCAGTTTCTTTTGGACAGTAATAGGTTTGATGTATTTTTCAGGACTTGTTGGGAGAAAGGCAAAGCGATTTTTCCAAAGAAGTTTAGCAAGGAGTATTTGGAAGAGTTAAGAAAAGAGAAAGGAAACGCGGAATTCTCAGCTCAATATCTTAATAATCCCATAGATGAAGCCAACGCTTCGTTTAAGAATTCGTGGTTTAAGTATTTTAAGAAATTGGAAGAAGGCGTTTATAATTATTATCTTTCTTTGGATACCGCTGGGGGCGGAGAGGGCAAAGACGCTGACAGCAACGGGTGGATATTGAACGCTGTTGACAAAGACGATAATTGGTATATTCTGGAAGCGATAGCCGACAAAGCGAACGCCACCGAGATTATTGACCGTTTGTTCGCGTTTGACGCTAAATATCCATCATTGAAGATAGGAATTGAAAAGACAATGTTCACCAACGCTTTTAAGCCCGATTTGGAAGCGGAGATGAGAAAGAGGAACAAGTTTTTACAAATAGAGGAATTGAAACACACTACCTCCAAAGAGGCGAGAATTAAAGGATTAGTTCCCAGATTTGAAAGAGGCAAGATATTTTTAAGAGAAGAACAAGTTGAACTGAAAGATGAGCTGTTGAGGTTTCCGAAGTCCAAACACGATGACCTTTCTGACTCATTAGCTTCTATGTCCGAGATTGCTATTCGTCCCGACGCCGAATATAACGACCCCGTGGAGAGAGTTAGAATTTTAAATAACCGCCGCGAGCGGTTGAGAGGAGATTATGTTTTATGAAAAATGAAGCGGGAAAACAATTTAGAGAATTTATGGAGAAGAGAAACGACCCTCTTGAAAAAGAGAAAGAAAAGTTAAGACAAAATAGAAAAAAAAGAAGAGAAGAAATTTTAAGAGACCGAGGACTATGAAAAAAATACAAAAAGAAATTAAAATTTACGAGAATGAAGTAGTCCAAATTTGCGACGGGTATTCTTTTTCGCAGTTCAAATTAGTAAAGAGGATAATGCTTTACAAAAACCAAGCGTATAAGAGCAAGGTTGATAGCACGGGGCGTTATAAATTCTGGTTTGATATTATCTCTCCGAGAGTGGACAGCGAAATTAAAAACATTGACTTTGACACCAAAGACATTCTGCTTTATTCGGAAAACAAAAAAGACGCCGTCCCTATTTTTATTTCCAACATCGCGTTAAGGGAATATCTAAGAACTTCGGGCGAGGCGGCGAAACTAAATGAGTTTATAGAAGCGTCTACCGAGTGGGGAAACATTGTTTGGAAAAAAGTCAAAGGCGGATACGAAACGGTTGACCTGAATAATTTTTATGTTTTGAACCAAACCGCCAAAACGCTGGATGACAGCGATGTGATTGAAAAACACACTCTCACCAAAGCCGAACTAAGAGCCAAGAAAAGAGTTTGGAATAATGTTGAAGAACTCTTAGACGGAAAACCTGACGACAAGTTTGACATTTATGAAAGGAACGGCGATATGACCGAGAAGGAACTTAGAGAAGCCCAAGATAAAGAAGGCGGAAGCGACAAGGAATATGTTTTGGCGAAAGTTATTATCGGCGGGATTAAAGACAAGGACGGAGCGAAAGTCCTATACGCCGAAGAAATTAAAGAAAAACCTTACAAGGAATATCATCGGGGACGATACTCGGGCAGGTGGATGAGAACGGGAATGTATGAGATGTTGTTTGATGTCCAAACCCGAGCCAACGAGATAGGCAACCAAATAGCCAGCGGTTTAGAATGGTCGGCAAAAACCGTTTTCCGTTCGTCAGACAGGACTATCGCCCAGAATATTTTAACGGACTTACAGAATGGCGATATAATTAAGTCCGAAGACCTGACCCAAGTTCAAACGAGGATGGATGGATTTGACCAACTCATTGCTGACTGGAACAGAATAATGGCTGTAGCCGACAAATTGGCGAACTCTTACGAGGTGGTTACGGGAGAAACAATGCCGTCGGGAACCCCGTTCTCTTTGGGAAATATGCTGAATGTCAACGCTAACAAATTGTTTGATTTTATCCGAGAAAAAATAGGCATAGCGTTTGAGGAAGTTATTGAAGATTGGATTTTGCCCGATGTGTTAAAAGATTTGAAAGCGAAAGATGTTTTAAGAATTACAGGCGACGGGGAGTATTTGAAAAAATACTATGAGGTTTTAGTTGACAGCTGGTATGTAAGCAACCTTGTCGCTCTTGGACCGCACTCTCCTGAAATGGCAGAGAACTTCAAAGTCCAGAAAATGAAAGAACTGTCAAAGAGCAAAGAGGTTCTCGTTAAACTCCATAAGAAATGGTTTGAAAATTTCAAGCCAAGAGTTCAAGTCGTTATCACAGGCGAGGGTGTGAACCTTCCCGCTGAAATGGAAACGCTTAAAACTTTTATTACTCTCGAGAGCGACCCTCTCCGCAGGACAGCTCTCATAGAGATGGCGATGCAGAGACGAAATATAGATGTCTCTGACCTTCCAAAAACTCCTCCTGAGATGATGGCGCAACAAGGTCAAGTAGCGTCAGCAATGTAATTTATCAACTAACAATAAACAAATGACAAACCAAGATTTACAGCGACTATTGAGTGGTATCAATAGTTGCGGCAACCTAAAAGGCGTAAAATTTAGTTACGCTCTCTCAAAAAACCGCAAGATGATTATGGCGGAACTTGAAACCCTACAAGAAGCAATTAAGCCAAGCGAAGCGTTTGCGGAATACGACAAAAAACGAATTGAACTTTGCGAGAAATTTGCCGACCAAGAAAACGGCAAAGCGAAATTGGTAAATAACAATTATGTTTTTTCCGATGAGAATAAAGCAAAGTTTGAAAAAGCGATGGAAGAAATTAAAGACGAAGAAATCATCAAAGAAAGAGAAGCCCAGTTTAAAGAATTTAATGAACTCTTGAAAAAGGAAAGCGACTTCAAACCTTTTATGATTGCTTACGAAGATGTCCCGAGCGAAATTACCGCGTCGGCTATGGACGCTATCATAGATTTAATTTCCGAACCTAAATAATGAAAGAAATTCGTTGTGAAAATTGTAAAAAGTTATTGATGAAAATTGCCAAAGAAAAATTGGAAATTTCTTGTCCGAGATGTAAAGAAATTAAGGTCTTGACAAAAGATAAAAAGAGTGGCAATATAAAATAAAAGAGGACCAGAAACCCTTTGAGGTTCAGAGACCCGTTTAACAGCGGGTCTCTTTATGGAAGAATTAAAAAAAACTTTAAACAGCGAAGCAGGCAAAGTATTAAGAGCGTTCTTAATTGCCGAACTTGCCGAACTTAAAAATATAGAAAATGTCAACGAGAGTATAGAGGATTTGATTGGTCAAAAAAAAGCGTATCAAGCGGTTAAGAAAATGCTTGATAAGATTATGACTTTTGACGACGAGGAAGTTGACAAATCTCTTGATGATTATAGCGTAGGTTTATAAATTAAAATATAATTATGAAAACCGAAGAGGAAATTAAAGAGGCAAGAATAAAAGCTCTTGAAAAAGCAAGAGCAGCCAAAAAGGAAAAAGCTGAAAAGGAAACTCCAGAAAAAACCGAACCAAAGAAAACTGAAGTCGTGGTTGAAAATATAAACGGAGTGTATATCAGGACATACACCCTAAAAGACCACGGGGAAGATTTTGAAGCAATGGCTAGGAAATTTGTGAACTCTCCGAAAAACAGAGTAAAAAAGTATAAAGTAGTTTAACTTTTAACAAAAAAAATGGAAAATTCCGAAGAAAAGGACGGTCAAGAGCCTAATGAAAATCTTGACAGGTCGGAAGACGAAATTCGCAGTTCCGTTATGGAACAATACGAACTCAATGACGAAGAGCAATCAGAACTCATTGATAAAATCGTAGAGGATAAAATCAAAGACCAAAAAAATCTAAGCACCGCTATCAGGCAAAAGCGTGATTGGCGGGAAAAGGCTGAAAAGCCAGCTGAAGCTCCTATGGAGCAAAAAGAAGAGGAAATACCTCAACCGCAAACTAACCTTAACGAGGAAGAAATCTTGAAAAAGATGGAAGCCAAAGTTGAAGCTAAGTTTGCGGAAAAGGAACTTAACTCTCTCGGATTAAGCGATGAGCTTAAAGAGAAAGTTAAGACCTTCGCGAAAGTGAATAGCGTGTCTATTGACGAAGCGGTGAACTCTTCTTATATCCAGTTTGAAAGAGGAGAAGAAGAAGCCGCCGCTAAAGCTGACGACGCTTCTATTAGCTCTACGCGTAAATCCGCTAAACTGGATTACAGCAGTATGAAGCCGACTGATTTTGACCTAACCACCAAAGAAGGACGAGAGGATTTTCATAAGTGGGAAGACCATATCAAGGAACAACTGGGGTAATTTAGTTTAGTTTTACTAGACTAACTTACTAAAATGGCAAATACATTAACAGCGTTCGCGCCTAGCCAATAATTTGGGCGCGTTAAATTGCTTCTAATTGACTTGGACGCTGAAATGCGAACAAGGGCGAAGCTAAATTTACTAACAAAAACTTATGTCTATTATGTCTAAACTTACTGCCTCTTATTTGGCTGGACTTATAGACGGAGAAGGATGTCTTGACTTCAGAATAAGAAAAGACAGACCAAAGTATGGAGTATATTACAGCTCAAGATTGAGAGTAACCCTGACAGATAAAAATCTTATAGAATGGTTAAAAGACAGTTTTGGAGGCTCATTGGGAACAAGAATATTTGAAAATCCAAATTGGAATACAGCATATACTTGGTCATTAAGTGGAATAAAGTTAAAACCATTTTTAATTAAGATACAACCATATCTGAAATTAAAAAGGACACAAAGCATTATTCTTCTCAAAAAATTCAAAATACAAGAACAGTTGAAAATCAGAATAAAAAACAATGATGGACATCTTCCTGGATATAAAAAAAGGCAGATTGAGGAAATAGAAAAATTGTATCTTGAATTAAGAAAGCTAAATAAGAGAGGTAAGTAAATTTTTGCACGCTGAACGACTAACTGAAGCAACCCGAAAGGGAAGTGATAGTCTGAACTCTGCCGAAAAACAAGGCAGAGAGGGGATACCGAAGAGTTCCCCCGCCTCGCAAGAGGTCTTAAAGTAACAGAATGGAATTGTGGACCCCAACAATACAAGAGACATTTTTGAAAGAAAATGTTGGTATTGCGTTGGCGGACACAAAATATGAAAGTATTCTTTACGAAGGAGACAAACTTCATAAACCTTATGGTTCATATCCGCGCGTTCAGGATTACACAAAAGGAACAGATATTACAGTTAAAGATATTTCCACGACTGATGATAGCATCACGGTAGACACTACCAAAGTTGCTTCATTTTATGTGGACGATATTGACCGTATTCAGAACAAATACGAAACAATTAAAGAATTTGCTGGTATCGCAGGACGGCAATTAAGCAATGTGATTGACCAAGCGGTTATTTCACAATACTCGGTTGCCGGTTCGGCGTTAGACGCGGGAGACATTAACGGAACTTCCGGAAGTGGCATTGTATTAAGCACTTCAAACATTTCAAGCATTTTCGTGGCGGCGGGAAGGTCTTTGACCTCTCTATTGAGAACAGACCCTAATAAGTTTGCTCTTATCGGACCAAGAACGCTTGAAACATTACAACTTTCTATCGCTAATCGTGAGACGATGATTGGGGATAAAGTTGGAATGAACGGTAAAGTCGGAGATAGGTTTGGTTTTGACCTTAGATTGTCAAATAACCTTCCTTATTCGGCTGTTTTAGGTTTGGCTACACAAGTAACCGAGGGCGATACAGTAATTATCGCTGGCGTAACCTTTACTTTCAACGCTACTCCTTCTGGGGCTGGCTCAGTAGATATTGGTTCAGATGTGGATGTTTCAAGAGCCAATTTGGCTGCCGCTATCAACGACAGCGGAACAGCGGGAACGACTTACATCGCTCTCTCCGCCGAAGACCGACAGAAAATTGAGCAAGCGGGAATTACCGCTACCAACGATAATTCCGCCGACACCTTAACCATTGCGGGTTATGGCGACCTTGTTGTATCTGAAACTCTTGACGACGGCACTGACGCTTGGGGTTCGCAGAAACAATACCTCTTAATGGGTATTAAGAAAGCGATTACCTTGATTGTTCAGAAACAGCCTGGCATTGAGTTTAGAAAAGCCCAGTTGAGACTTGGCAAATATGTTCATCCTTGGACTTTATTTGGCAAGGGAACTTGGATTAGAAACCGAGACAGTTTAGTTTCTGTGGAAATTGACTGTTCGGCGTGGGTTTGATATTTAATTTAATTTAACGGTAAGCGTTCCCCCTCTTAATTGAGGGGGGAACTCCTTACAGAAAGGACATTTTATGCCTAAGAAATATAATCGCGCGATACAAGTAGGTGGAGAACAAAGAATAGTGGGAACTCCGTCTATTGATATTCGCGAATACGACAAAGACGGAATGGTCGTCCGAGCATTCGGAGCGACAGTTCCTACGGACGCAGACGCTGGCTACGCTGTTGGGTGTCTATTCGTTGACACTGACGGCGGAGCGGCAACTACGGTGTATATGAATGAAGGAACAACTTCATCCTGCGACTTCAACGCCGTTTCTTCGTCAGCAGGCGGAGCAACTGCGGCGTTAAACAACTTAGCGAGCGTGGCAATCAACACTTCGTTAATCAGCGACGCCGACGACACTGACGATTTAGGAAGTTCCGCAAAGCAGTGGAAAGACCTTTATATTGATGGAGTGGCTTATATTGATGAATTAGAAGCTGATGTAGCTGAACTTGGCGGAGCGACTAATTATATTAAAGTTGCTTCTGCTGGCGTTCTGACGATGGAAGGAACAGCTACTGTTGACGGAGTTGCTTCTGGGAATTTAGTTGACAAGTCTGCCGCCGAAGTAATTACGGGCGGTTGGGATTTCACAACTGCTGCTGTAGAAATTAAAGCTGATGACCTTAAATTGGGATTTGGAACTGCTGGCATAAATGACAGTTATATCCTCTTTGACGGAACTTCTTTGATTTTTTATGACACAGAAGTTGGTTCAACAAAATCCCTCAATGACTTGCTAACAGGAACTTCGTTAAATCCTTCAGTTAATGGAGATTTAACTATTTCTGACGGTAAGTTTAACTGGACAGATGCTGTTAATGAGATTGCTGCTACTTGGAGTTTCGCGCACGCTGGGGCAGGAAGTGATATTGATATTGCTTCTTCTGTTGATTCTGGTGAATGTATCCATATAGTTGCTAACTCACTTACAACTGGACAAGTTCTTGACATTGAAACAGATAGTATTGGTGCTGCTGGTGCGTTAATTTATCTTGATATTACTGCTGCTGGACATGACGCTACGGGTAATTTCATTCAATGCTTTAACGGAGCTGCTGATGTGTTTGAGGTAGGAAAATATGGGGCAGTAACTATCGCGGGAAATGCCACAGGAACGGATGCAATTACCGTAACTGCTGGAGATATTACGCTTACAAGCGGAGACGCTACTTTGACTGATGGTGATTATGTAATTACCAAAGGAAAGGTAACAGTCGCCACTGTTGACGATGAAACTTCAAACATTATCAGGAATAAAGATACGGCGTCAAGCGCGGTATTAGAACTTGAAGCCACTCATACAGGTGATACTGGGGTATTATTGCTTCTTGACCATAACGGAACGGGAGCTTCAAGCGTAGTAACTCTTGACCACGAAGGAACGGCTGATTGTATTACTATTACTTCCAAAGCGACTACTGCTTCGCTCATTAAAGCGACTGGAGAAATCGCGACAGGAACAATTCTTGAAGCCATAACAGCGGCAAGCGCGACTGTTTCAGCAATAACAGTAAGCAATTCTGGCACAGGAGCCACTGGTTGGCTTGGAGCTGATGGAGTTGGTATGCTTAATTTGACTTGTGATGGAAATCTTGCCCACGCAAACGCTTCTTGCTTGAATATAACCTATTCGGGAACGGGAGCGGCAAGCGGAATGGGAACTTCGTTGAGAATTGTTGACTCTGGCGCGACTTCCACTTCTTTCGCGGTGTATATTAGCGCCGCTACGGGAGAAGCGTTGAAGGTTGATACCGGAGAGGTTCTTGTAGATGAATTTGTAACTGCTACTGAAGGTATTGTTACCGCTTACGATGGCAGTGTTGATTTAGTTGCCACACCTACTGCGGCTAACTTTGACACTTGCTTTGGAGCTACTGCTAAAGGAAAAGCTGGATTTGTTGGGGTTGCGAAAGACAGCGGGGGAACTCCCGTCTATATCGTAACTACTGACGGAACTGACTGGTGGTATACTGCTGGATTGACTAAGGCAACATAGAGTTAAAGGTTATGGGGCTCCTTTCAAAAGCCCCTCTTTACACATAAAAAAAACCTATGGAAATAAAACACGACTTACAAGCAGTCCGAGCTTCAGCGGTTTTAACAACCTCTTATGTCGCTGGGACTGTTTTAGGAGAAAAAGGCGGAAGTCCCGACAGGAACGCCGTTGAACACAACCAACTGATACTTTTGGTTTCTTTTACCAAAGGTTCTCTAACTACCGCTGAATTAAAAGTGGAATTTTCCGAAGACGGGACGACTTATTACCAGCAAACATTCACAGCTGAAAGCGGCGGGTCGTCAACTGATACGCTTGGAGAACACACATTCTCGGCAACGGGAAATTATAGAATAGCAATTCCTCTCGCTGACAGATATGTCAAAATATCAGTCAAAGGAACTGGAACTGTTACTGGTTCTTTGATGAAGATAGACGCTGTTCTTGCGGTTATTTAATAATTAACTAAAACTATGAGTTTTGGAAATACAAACACAACAATAAAAAAAACCGACGAAGAAATGCTTGAAGAGAAGCAAAAACTAACTGACGAAATTAGAGAGCTGGGAATTAAAGTTGAAGAAGCCCAAAACCGTTTGGATGAATTTACCACTACCGAAAAAGAGGTCTCTGATGTAAAAGAAATTCTTTCAAAGCTGGACGAAGAGTTGAAAACAAAGATGGATAAAATCAAAGAAGTTGAGAACGAAATTGTTGAAGCCAATGAAAAACTGGTCGGACTTAATTCGGAGATTTCCGACAAGGGACTTGAAAAAAAAGCCGTTGTAAAAGAAACCGAAGAATTGAAAGAAGAAAAAGAAAGGATAGGCGGCAAGCTGGAAACTTTGATAGAAAGCAAAAAAGAGCTGGAAGTTCTTTCCGAGAAGAGAATTGAAAAATCCAAAGAAGTTGAAGGGTTAGATGAAATAATTGAAAAGAAAACCGCCGAAAAAGAAAGACTGGAAAAAGAAGCCAAAGAAAACAACGCCGAAGTCGCGAAGTCCGCCAAAGAAAAAACCGACCTGGAAGTTGAAACTTCTTTGAAGTCCCAAGAAATAGAAGGAAAGAAAATTGAGGTTCTTAATCTTGAAACGAAAATAA